AGCTTGATTGGGAATTGGCGAACAACAAAGTAACCCGCAGCGTCTAAAATATGGTCTAGCCCACTGGATTTGTCGGGATCCCCGTTCTTATCATAGGCCTGTTGCTCTAATGATAACGCAAGAGACGGGCATTGCTCAATATTTACGCAGTAGCGGGTATTTCCCATGGGATCAAGCAGCGCACGATTGAACGAAGCAACCCTATCTTTCACCCGACCGTTGCGCCTTGGGGCGTTGATTGAGAACCCCGCTTGCTTAAGCTGCTTGATATCGCTCTGTGCTGCACCTGTAGAGCTTCCCGCGCCTCCGCTAGCATCAGGGTAGATGATAATGGGATGGTCACCGTAACGCTCTTTTAGCGTCTTTATAACAGCAGGAGTATCCACCCCGCCTGTTATCTCCGCCACGGCATGCGCTTTACCTTTACGCATGACGTGGACGACTGCTGCCATGTGATATATGTTGAAATCCAGACCAAGATGCAGGGGCTCACCTTTAGCGATGGTGGTACTCACGTCTTGAGCATCACGACTAAAGTTAGAATAGACTGATCCAGAGGTGAGGTTGACAAACTCCCCCTCAAGATACGCCTCTAAAAGTTGGGCGGGGTACGTCTCCCTCATTAAATCTATATAATCCAGCGGTAAATGGTGGTTATCCATTGTTCTTGCGCGGACTAATCGTTTATTCTCGTCATTCTCGGTAACGAAAATACGGTGCATTGCCTTATACCCTTCAGGAGTGCTAACGATCACCATTTGCTTTGTGTTGCCAACACGCAGGCGACCCAGTAACCTCAAGTACGCATTGTATGCGGTATCGGCGCGGGTGGTATCGAACTCGTCCATAATGCACCATGCAGCATTAACCCCGATCAGCCGATCATAATTTTCTAGCGACTTACAGATTATGCGGGTTTCTTTTCCTCCAATCTGGCAGTAGAAAATCATCTCACTACGATTGAAAATGTACGGCACACCAAAAAAGTCTAATGCTTCCTTCATCTCTGGGATCAAGATTTGGATCAATAGGGGGTGATTCGGTTCTGTAATGATACCATCATAACCAGCATTTGCGATTGCGAGGCAAACAGCTTTCCGTGAAACGGCAAAAGTCTTGCCGCTACCATAGCCTGCCACTAAACCAAAAATAGGAGTGTGCGCATCCTGCACCAACTCGTATTGGTGAGTTAGCAGATTAAGTTGCTTGCTTGCAGTTGCCAAAATGCCACCTTTTGGCGTTCCCAATATTAGCGACCTTACCGCAATGCGGGCAAGTCAACTTTCTAGCGGCCTTCGCTGCTATTTTAGCTTTAGTGCTTGCCCCATGCTTGCGCCCATACATTGGGTTTTTCTCCCCAGATATAGCGGCACCGTTCCCGTGGTTGGGGTTATTTACCCCTGTGTAATCTCGGGTTTCCGCTTTCGCTCTAGCCGCGGCACTGAAAGAATAAAACTTGTTAAGTCTACGAAGCTCATCTGTGATCTGGTATTGACTGTCTATACGCCGCTGCACAGTATCATCAACAGTCACAGCGCGCGGGTTGTAGCTTATAACAAAGGATATAATGGCATTCCTATCTTCATCATGAACCCCATAATTAGGATTATTTTTCCCCTCCACCGAAACCCGTTTCCCTCGCAACTTTACCAGCTGTTCCTCGGTAAAAGTCTTACCGTAAAATGGGTTCCCCTCCCCTTTGTATCTATCCACCCTCCACTCCGCGTCCTTTTGCTTCGCAAGCGCGTACACCCTAGAAGGCACAACAACCCCAGCAGCAGAATTAACCGCCCCCCTAGACATAAACGCCAAAGCAGCCCACATAGGGCCGCCGTGCATCTTCGCTAGAAGTCTATGTGCCACGTAATGCTCTCTAGGGGTAAGGGAAACGAGATTGCTTTTATGGTCGCTCCCACCTAACGATTTAGGCACAATATGATGTTTTTCAACTCGACCGGTGGCAGGGTGAGTTTTACGCCTATTAACCAGTGCGCTATAGATCGTCTGAGTCTGCATCTTTCACGATATTTACAGTGGTATTTACAACCTCTTGATGGATTTCTTGCTTGTCAGTCCACCCGAGGATATTCTTTGCGACAAATATCGCACCCGTAGTATGCCGGTCTTTATCGAGCATAATATTAACAAGTTGTCGCTCTTGGTGGACTTCGCCGCGTCTTATAGTGTCGGAAAAATCTTTGTGGTTTTTGATCTGGTCATACAAGCAATCTCGCCCAACCCCAAGGATACAAGCAAGCCCCGCCTTAGTCGCAAGCTTATCCCCATACGCAGTAGGGCTTGCAAAATAGGCTTCAGCCTTCTCACACCACATGGCGCTATACTTTGTCGGTCTGCCCCGCGCTGCTTTTTTCTTTGCTACTGCCATTGCATTTTCCGTTCAATGTTTACGTAAGCTAACTATACCACAATAGCGTGGTGCAGTAGCAGGAACCTTCCGGCACCCACCCTGCTGCGATATTTTACCCTCTTTAATTAAATAACAAACTGCCTATTTTTTAGGCACTATAACAAAAGTTAGTACCCCCCGCCACGTTTCCCTGTACCCCTAACCCCCTGCCTATAGGCAGGGGGGTTACGGGGGTAATGCAGGATCAACGACTTACGCATTTTGACCCCTAAAAACCCCTTTTGACCCCTAGGGGTTATTAGGGGTTATCTTATCCACAGGTTATTAACAATCGGCACTCATTTTCATTGCCGCAATCTGGCCCACTTCAATCACTGACCACCCACTTTCAAACGGTTCAATCACCCTAGAAATCACCAAAGAGCCAATCAATTTATCCTCATAGCTGGCGTTCAAATAATTCCGAATAGTGCGCTCTTTAACCCCTAGTGACTCCAGATAATCAGCCATTCCAGAGCGTGAAACGAACGGCCTACCCGCCATATCCAGCTCCTTATTATTGGTGATCCATGCGTTTTCAAACTTCTTGCGGTTAGCAGATAATTTATCTGTTTTAGTCTTCTCTGATGGCACCTCAGTTTGGTGTAAGACGCAGCTTGTCACCGCATCACCATCCTCATCAATAACCCCTAAATCGACCTGTTTCAACTCGAATGCAATCTCTGGAGCGGGTGAATTATCCTTGTTTTTCTCGTTTTCAAGAACTGATATATCCTCCTTTTTAGTAAGCATGAAGTCATGGTCATACGATGCCCTTTGTGCTGATGAGCCACGCCCTCTACCGCCTGCATCATGTCCGGTGTGGTGGATAATCATCACACAACACTTGTGGCGGGTTTTGATAGGTGCCTCGATATTATCCAAGAATTGGGCGAAGTCCTGACTACTATTTTCATCGCCACCCATGTTCCTATGAAGGGTATCAATCACCACTAAGGCTGGTGCGCCGATCTCATCGGCCATTGAGTTTATGGCAAATGTAACCTCCTCAGCACTGGTTTTATCCACCAGCATTGCATTTGTTGAGCTAAATCTTACGGGGGCATCCTTAACCTCTATACCATGTTCAATCTCCCACGCCTTGATGCGCTTAGATAGCCCTCTATGGCCTTCGCCCGCTATGTAGACAACTGGTCCTTGCCCAACCTTGTTGCCGCGCCACGGTATACCTGTTGCTATGCAAAGCGCCATATCAATGGCTAAAAATGATTTGCCAGCCATTGATGCGCCGACCACTGATGCTAGTGATTCCTTGGTTAGGTACTTTTTGATAAGCCAATCGGTTTGAAATCCAAGGCTCATCATTTCTGAGATATTAACGAGGTGAAACCCATCTTTTGATGGTTTGGTTAGCAGCTCTTTAACATCTCCACCATCCTGCGCATAATCGTTCACATCACCTTCTTGAGGTGGCATAACTACCCTTGCGCCTGTTTTGGCTGATGCTTGATCGGCATATTTCTGTCCTATGCCTGATTTATCGTTATCAGACACCACCACCAGCTCAACATTTGGGAACTTCTCTTTAATGGTTTGGGATACAGGCACTAGGTTTGATGCGCTATATGCAACCACTACGGATTCGCCTGTAACCTCTTGAATAGTGGCGGCTGTGGCGAACCCTTCTGCAACATATATAACCTTGTTTGGATCCCCCAAACTCCAATACATGCCGCCAGTAGCGCCGCCTGTATGGTATCGCTTTGTCCCGTCCGCGCCAATGTATTGCAACGAGTGGATCTTTCCATCACCATCAAACAAAGGGACCATTAAGCGCCCATCACCTGTTATTCTTGCGCCGTGCAAGCCTATACCTTTGCGCTTTAGGTATGGGTGATCCTCTGTGGCAAGCCCCGCATCAGCCCATATCTGCTCCACTGTAGTGGCAGCGGCATCACGTTTGCGCTTAGTTTCAGCGTCCCGCAAGGCGATTGCCTCAGACAAGCGCCTAGCGTTTGCCATTTGCTCTACTTGTGTCAATTCACGCCCGATATTGGCTACCCACTTAGAGCTAATATCAGCCCTCCAATCGCCAAAGCGACCTGCTGGTACCTGACCATCAAATATAACGTACCACCCTGACTTATCGCCGTGGCCTGATTTGCCATTAGTGCCAGAGGCGAAACGATGCACCTGTCCATCCATCCATATCTGATCCGGTGGCTCTATACCCATTTCCTCCATCGCTATACGTAGCTGTATTTCTGGTGGGTCAACAGGTGTCTTTTGTGGGTTTTGCCAATTACCCCCAAGCACATTGGAGAGATCAGCCATTCTCTTTTTCTCCACTTAGGTAGTCGGATAACGCTTTAATGGTGGCGTATTTTGGCTCAGTGCCACCGTTCACAAACTTATATATAGAGTTGGCGTGCAACCCTGTGGCCTTCGCAACTGCTTGAATGTTACGATCCTGTAACTTTTCTCTGATCTGTTCTAAGTCTGACATATTTCACTCCGTTGTGATTATTTTCTAAAAAGGTGTTTACATATTAGCCCAAGGTGTGTAATATAGCAACCATGAACTGAACGGAACTAGCCGAAGAGTTCTAAACAACAGGAAATAGACAATGGCTATTAACTTAAAATCAACGGGCGAACTGCACTCCGATGGAATCAGTGCGCTCGTATATGGTCAGGCTGGCACTGGTAAAACCAGCTTGATTCGTACACTGCCTGCGCCCGTAGTGTTTAGCGCAGAGGGGGGGTTGTTATCGCTGGCAAGCGACAATATACCTTATATAGAGGTCAAGACTATGGATGATCTAAAAGAAGGTTATCAGTGGTTGACCGAATCTGATGAAGCTAAACAGTTTGGATCTGTGGCGCTGGATTCAATCTCTGAGATTGCTGAGGTGGTGCTGGCCCATGAAAAGAAGGTCAATAAGGATGGTCGGGCGGCTTATGGTGAGATGGATGTACAGGTATCAGAGATTATCAGGGCATTCCGTGACCTGCCAATCAACACCTATATGAGCGCCAAACTTGAAAAACAGCAGGATGAGATGGGGAGAATGCTTTATTTCCCTAGTTTGCCAGGCAACAAAACGGCCCAAAAGCTCCCGTACTTCTTTGATGAGGTGCTGGCCTTACGTGTTGAAAAGGATGCAGAGGGCATATCGCAGCGAGCCTTAATGTGTGAATCGGATGGCTTATGGCTGGCCAAGGATCGCTCTGGAAAGCTGGATGGATGGGAGGCCCCAGATCTGATGCTGGCATTTAATAAGATCAAGGGGGTGCAGCAATGAGCAGTATCTATAACTCATGGATGCAAGCCAAAGCCGATGAAAAGGAGGCTGTAGAACGCCGCCGCGCTCTTGAGGATGAGCTGATAAAGCAGCTTAAAGTAGATGAGCAGAGCGAGGGGACCAGCATCTTTGAGTATGGTGAATTTCAGATTAAGGTTGTTGGTCGCATGAATCGCAAAATTGATGCAGATCAATTACAGGATATTGCAGCGGAAAACGGCCTATCCGACCACCTTAGCAACCTATTCAACTGGAAGCCTTCTATCAATATGAAGTTATGGAAAGCCGCCGATGAATCAATAACGCGCCCACTTTTAGGCGCAATTACTACAAAAGCTGGTCGCCCCAGCGTTTCAATTTCAATAATGGAGAAATAAAAATGGCACAACTTGGATTTAATGCAAACATCAACGACCTTCCAGAGAGTAGCAACGACTTTGAGCCGTTGCCTGCTGGTTGGTATACCGCAAACATCAACGATGCAGAATTGCGCGACACCAAAGCGGGTACGGGTCAGTATATTGCGATCCGTTACGACATTATCGGCCCAACCCATCAAGGGCGCTGTGTTTTTGGCAACCTCAATATTGCCAACCCGAACCCAAAGGCTGAGGAGATTGGTCGCCAGCAATTGGGCAGCCTTATGCGGGCCATCGGCCTCAATGATGTTTCAGATACGGATCAGCTTATTGGTGGCAACTGTGAGATCAAACTGGTGATTCGCCCTGCAAAGGATGGATACGAGGCGAACAACGACATTAAAGCATGGAAGGCGCTAGACGGTAGCGCAGCACCGGCACCTACAGCACCTACAGCAGCAGCACCCGCCCCTGTCTCTGGTGGCGCTCCATGGCAAAAGTGATCAAATAAAAGGAGGCCCACCCTTCGGGGTGGGTATTTTATGAAAATACCAGAAAAACAAAACACCATAAACAATCTTATTAATCAGTATCATACTGATAATCAGGAGCCGCCACGCCCACACTTAGGCTGTTCACAACTGGGCCACTCATGCGATAGGTGGTTATGGTTATCTTTTAGATGGGCTGTTGTACAGAAGTTTGAAGGCCGATTGTTGCGCTTATTCCGTAGGGGCCACATGGAGGAAGTGACTATTGTTCGTGACCTGCGAGCCATCGGTATTGATATTCGCGGCGTAACTGGCAATCAATCCAGAGTAGATTTTGGTAATCATGTATCAGGCTCAATGGATGGAATCATTCATTCTGGCGTACCAGAAGCGCCCGAGAAAAAACACCTGGCAGAATTTAAAACCGCCTCAGANAAGAANTTTAAAGAGATGGTAGNCAAAGGGCTGGAAGAGGCAAACCATACCTACTGGGTACAGGTGCACGTATACATGAAGGGGGCCGAACTAGACCGCGCTATATTCCTGATGGTGAACAAGAATGACGACTCAATCTATACCGAGCGCGTTAAATATGATGAGGCTATTGCAACTAAGGCGATAGAGCGAGGCCATCGTATAACCTCAGCAGAGCGTATGCCAGAGCCACTATCGGCAGATCCATCATGGTATGAGTGCAAGTGGTGTGCGGCGCATGAGTTCTGCCATAGCACCCACACCACAAAAGAGAACAATTGCCGCACCTGTAGCCACGTAACGCCAACACAGGAAAGCGAGTGGCATTGCGCCATACATAACGGGGCTGTACCTGTTGAGTTCCAGCGTAACGGTTGCGACGATCATATTTTACACCCTGATTTAGTGCCATACCAGATGAAGGAGTCCGAGATTGATAATACCGTTTACTGGTTAATTGATGGGGTTGACGTATTGAACGGCAATCCGTCGAAATGTGACGGATGGAGAAGCAGCGAGATTATAGCGCGGCCTGATATTTGTACACAGTACGATGAGGATATTGGGAACTTACGAAACGCTTTTGATGCGAGGTTGGTTGAATGAAATGTAAATGCTGTAAATACAGAAATGGTGGTCACGCTTTTTGGTGTCCAAACCATAAATATAATAGGGGTGAATCATGAAAAGAAACGCAAGGGGCTGGCTGATTGGTGACGATCATCCAAGGGCGAAATTGACTGACCATGACGAGGGATATTGTTAATTACAGGAGTAGATACGCATGAATTATAGAGTCAGATACTGGTTAAATGATGAGTGGTGCTATAGCGGCATTATGACATTA